CTCAGCGGAAATCGGGTCATAAATCTTAATATGACCTTCAATATGAATTCCTGTTACGTCTTTAGTCTGCATATCAATCTCTCTTTATCTTATATTTATCATGTCTTATAATCTGATAGTTTAATCTGTTAATCCTTAAATCCCGAGTACCAAATACCTGGGGTTGCTTTAATAAAACTAGCAATTGATCCGCTATCATCCAATATATTCAATGGATTATTCTTGTTTCCATCCCATTCGCGCCCAGTTACTTGTACTACTGTAATTTTTGTGCCTTGTGTAACAGGGTTAGTTAGTGTTAGTTGGGCGCCAGTTGATGTTACATTAGAAACTGTAAACTCAGCTGGGAAACTTACATCTCCTGCCGGGCTGTAAGGCGATTTGTTTACATCAAAAATGCTGTAAGGTGCCTTCTTCAATCGAACAGTGTCGTTATCACCCCCAACAAACACTTCAAATAATGAATTATACTCAGTAAATCCACTGTTAAGTGTTACTCCAAGAGTTAATTGATGTGAGTTTGAAACGCCGTCAGCTATAATATTCTGCACTAAGGTAGTATCTGTGTAAGGAACTGTTGATCCAGTACCAATATCTTGAACAAATGTGCCTGCTATGTTGTGTGCATATATTCCAGTACCCAATGTACCTCGACGAATTTGTTTTAGTGTGTTACCAGTTATAGCAAAGAATTCAATGCGTTCTCCGCGTATTTCAATAATACCTGGACGATTAGTAGAAATATTAGGAATGTCAAAATTACTTGCATCTTCAACTACTATTTCAACATCATTCCAATGTAAATCTTTTACTAATCTAGTTTGTTTATCTTTACTTAATCGTTTGTAAATTACACGATTAAGCATGTCTTTAAATTGCATATAAGATATGTTTGAAGATAACGTGTTATTACCAAATGTCATCATGGTAAATGTATCAGTAATACTAGTCAAATAAGGAGCAAGTTGAATACTAGATTTATCGCCTAGTAAGACGTAATCAACGCCTGGAACTAACAATGTACTAAATGTTACATTATTTCTAGCTACCCATACATGTTGCTCGTCTACCACAGGTCTATCTAAACGCATCACACCTCGACTTAAATTTTTAAAATAGTGGTACTCTACCGATTCGTTACTAAAAGTTAACGAAGTTTGCAACGTCATAGTAGTACGTTCAATATCTAAAGAAGCATGATTATAAGAACTTAAAATTTCAATTTTATCACTACTACTATAAGTTGATTTAAAAGTTATTGTTTTAGCTATGTCATTTACTGTATAGTCTGCGTAAGAATTCAAAGTAAGAACTAGTTTCTTACCAATATTTTCATTGTAAACATTGTTCAAAATAGTCACTGTAAGAGTCGATGCATTGACACTGTAATCGGAAGATAAACTAAGTTTTTTTCCGTCTATATATACATTAATATCTGAAATTGAAGCAGAGTTTATTGCAAAATCATAAGGCTGTTTAGAAAAATCAGGAGCAAAAGATTTAATGTTATTGCCTATTATAAAATAATTTCCACTTGGTGGGCGTAATACAAAATCATTTACAATTACAATCATACTCTGTTCCACTGGAAAACTAGTTTCAATCGGATTTGTAAGCGAGTATACACGGCTGTTATTACCATTAAATGATTGTCGTTGTGTGACAGCAAAATTTTGTATTATTCCAGAAGTAACAATATAGTTAACAACATCACCAGCAGCCGGTGGCGCTATAAATCTAAATCCAATTGCATTCGATAACTCGTAAGTATTATCAGTTTTAAATAAAACAGGATTATTAACAACTCCATTAATATAAACTAATGATGTTACTGACTTAGACCAATTAGCTTTAGTCACAAACTCAGTTGTAACTCCATCACCTATAAAATAATCATTATCTAAAATATTATTTCCGCTTGGACTTAGACTGAAAATACTTACTATCTCATCTTTAGCAGGAGTAGTATTAAGATTAATTGTATTATTTTGAAAATTAACTGTATAATCTGATCTATGTTGTTTAATAATAAATCCAACTTTAACAACAAGAGCGTCTGGACTATTCATTTGTTGATTGATTTTAAATGTTGATTGAGATCCGTTAGCAACATAGTTATCTACTTTTATTTTTGCACTACCAGAACTACTTTGGTCATAGACTTTAATTGCAAGTGTATCAACTACTTGCCCTGGAACAACTTCTTCAGGAGCAGGACTTGATGTTGGCGTAACTAATCCGTCGCCGTCTATAACAATATCATCTGCAGCAATACCTGTTGCTGTTGAATATGCTAAATCGCCACCAGAAATTGCAGTATCAAAGTCTTGAGTAGAAGGAGCAATAGATCCGTCACTAGTACTCTTGCGTAAAATAAATTCATCACCAGCGTTCACTGTATATGAGTTTGGAAGACTTACTATTGTTTTAGGCAAACCATTAACAAATTGCTGAATAGTTGCGGTTGCAGTTGCGGTTGGTTGCCCAGCACTAATAGTAATTGTTGGATTATTTAAATATCCGCTGCCTGAATTTGTTATTGTTAATGAATTAACACCGTATATAATTGATATTGTTCCGTTTTGGCCTGATCCGCCAATTAATTGTTGATTGTTTTGATCTAATGACCCGGTAAACGAAGTTGACGATACAATTGATAATACGTCAATTGGACCAACTGGCGGAACAGTATTACTAGCAACCCGAGTAACTTCAAATATTACAGCACCGTTGCCTGTTACTGTTGTAGATGTGTTGTTGCCAACCAATGCTGTAGTTTGTTTAAGATTAACAGTCCACTTACTTCCTGCACCATTGCCACTTATACGTCCGGTAATATATGTTATAGCGTTACTTGTTACAGTACCCGATGATGTTTGCGTTGCCGCACTATACATATATGTAGAATTATTAACAAATAATGAACTACTTATAGTGTAAACTCCTGTTGAACCAGTTGACCCCGACACTTGTCCAGTAATTGTAATACCAGCAGATACACCAGTACCTGCTATTGTTTGACCAAATTCCAATGTTCCACTAGATACTGCGGTTACAACTAATCGATTGCCGGCTGCTGTTCCGGCAATATTTCCAATCTTAGCTGTAAAACTTGCTAGAGTAACAACCTTAGCATACGATACGCTAGTTGTTGTAGCATTAGTTACATTATAAGTTCCATTAAATGCCACAGGTGCTATGCCAGCAACTGTAATTGGCTGACCAATAGCAAACGGAATATAACTAGATCCTAAAGAAGCAAATGTTAAAGTAACTGTACCAGTAGTAGTATCGCAACTAGCACCAGTGGTTATAATAGGAGCTTGTCTATGTGCAATTCCAGAGCCTGTGAGTACCATACCAACTTGAATAGTTCCCGAATCAACGGTTCCAACTGTTAGTGTATTATTTGAAATAATTGAATTACTCATCACAGCTGGTGTAACCCCAGACGACGGTTGAGCAATAAGTATATCACCAACACGATAACCAATTCCATTATTATTTCCGTTGTAACTGACATCAATTGCAGTCATTACGGCACTAGCGGTTGCTGTATATAATGGCGCATTTAAGTTGCTAGGACTAACTGTTACTGTAGGCATTGTTGTATATCTGCCAGCAGTTGTAACTGTTGTAGATAAAACAGGGAACGGTGTTTGCATTATTGCATCGTCGTTCTTTTGATTAACTGTTCCAAACTTTGGATCATCTAACCTAACAGGATTAACAGTGCCTGTTATAACAACATTAGTACCAGACGGTGCAACATCTATTAAATTAATAGTGCCGTCATCAAAAATATTAACTTCTAATGATTCTTTTAATGTTTTAGTAAACACCACAGTTGTATTATCTGGTATAGATTTAAATAACGTTGAGTCAAGGAATAGTATTGAATCAATTACGGTTGTAATACTTCCGTGTGTAGTAACAGATGCTAATACACTGCTAGAAAAACTCATGCTACTTGTTGTAGCATCTGTTACTGTATAAATTCCATTGTATTTGTTTGGGGTAAATCCTGTAATACTAATTAAAGAATTCACAGGATACGGAATTGCTGGCTGCGTTACAAATTTCATTGTAACCTTAGAACCAGTTCCAGATACAGAAGTAACATTTAAGTTTGTTACAGGATCTAATGTTCCAAGACCAACTTTATTATTAACAGTATCTATTGATTTAATTACAGTACCATTAGCAATCGACGGTATTGTTTTATTATTAACTAATCGAGTTATACTTGGACAAGTTATTACATCCGTAACTGATAACCCTGATGTGTTTTTAAGCGTCAAATAGTTACTGCCTGGATAGTTAAATGTAAACTTTAAAGGAACAACTGCTGGAGTTCCAGATGCTGTTACAGATATAATCATCCCAGGAATGCCTAACGAACTATCTCCAACTGATGCAATAACTATTGTAACATCATTGAGAGGAGTTGTGCCGCCAACTGCTGTACCTAATACTTTAATAGTGTGAGGAGCTCCAAAATTTAAACTAACTGAATACCCTGTTCCACCGTTAACTACTTGTGCTGAATAACCATTTTCAGTAGTAACTATATTGAATGTAGCCCCCGATCCTGTAATACTGTTCTGATTTGTACCAGTTAAGTTAATAAATTGCTTGTTTGCCGGATTACTATCAGGAGCTGCGCTAAGTGTTACTGTCTGACCATCTAATCCCACAGATGTTACAGTTTGTCCAGATTCAAATCCGTTACCAATAACACCCATGCCTGGCAATATGGATTTGCCATTTACTGTGGTATTTGCAACTTTTAATGTTGTGTGATAACTACCAGTAGACTGATAAATTGTAGCTATACTTGTTGTTTCAATATTATTTACAAGTGTTACTACTGGTTTATCTGCGAGAATGTTATATGTATATTTTGTCTGCAACCCGTCCGACACATGCGTATCTATAGTAGTAGATGCTTTATAGATATTAATTTCTGTTCCTAAATCAGCAACATACGGTAACTGATCAAAGGTATGAACGTTAGCAGCTACTGTTACAAAATAATCTGTAAATTTACTATCAAAATTATCCCACTTGTCGGAGTAGTAAGGAGTTGTTCCCCAGCCTGTATCTAAACTAAATCCTAAACCGTTAACTTGAACTCCACCGTAATCAACTCCTAACATTAGCTGAGATAACTCTTTGCCAAGTTGACCAGTTACAGGGTTATAGTAATACTGAATTCGATCTGTTGCTGACATTACAGATTTGTCAATGATGTATTCAACCGTAATAGAACTTCCATTAGCCGGTGCATTTTCAAAAGTAATTGTGCCAGTATATTGTGTACTGCCGTTAATTTTCTTTTTAACAATAGATAAAGAATATAATTCACGTAGCACAGGAACTCCTGACACGGTTACAATCGATGTTCCAATTGTGACATCAGGTGCCCATTTTAAAGCAAATTGTATCTTAGAGCCAGTACCAGTAAATGTTTCAGTTTGTTTAATTTGTGTAATGTAATAGTTAGAACTAGTTCTATCAAATTTTATTCCTACTAAAGAAGAGCGAACAACACTATTACCTATAATTGCAACAGCTTTTGCAGATGTGCCTCCTATACCAAGGCCTCCAACAATTGTAATAGTCGGTGCTGCCAAATATCCGCTACCGCTAGATGTTAAAATAATTCTGTTAACAACTCCATTAGCAATATAAGCAGTTGCTTCTACGCCCGATCCACTGTTGTCAGTGAATACAACAGACGGAGGATTTACATAATTAGATCCACCATCAACTAAAATTATTTCAGTTACCACAAACCCTACATTGTCTAACCAAAATTTCCAAGGATAATTTTGTATTGCAGAATTATCAGCATCAATTTTACCATTAGCAACTACTGTGTTAAGAGGAACTATTCTATCTGTATAAAGAGGTTGTAAATCAAAATCTGAAACAGCAGTTGATCCAATGTCTAAATTCTTATAATTACTAATATACTCTCGTAGTTTAGTTCTATAAGGTTTAACTTCATTTACATAATTTTCAAAATCAGCAATATTATCTACCGGGTAATTAACTGGCTGATCCAAATTACCAACATTATGTGTTGCTCTTACAAAACTGGTTTTAAACGCCCAATCGATAAACACTTGTTCACTATGCGCATACTTAATTGATGCAATAAACAAATCTAAATAATGTTGTTTTAGATTGCCAATAAAAATATCATCTTTAATTGTATTTAAAATAATGCGCAATTCAGTTGAAGCAACAACGTCATACCCGTTGTCAAAGATATCTGAATCGTAACCAATGTCAGTTTCAACAAAGTTGTATAGTTTAGAACTTAGCTGGATAGTTCCATTTTGTATACCTACAACACGATAACTTTGTGTCCAATCAACGCTAGTACTATTGGCATATTTTTCTAGTAATAGCCAGCCGCTAGCATTAACTGTTGTAACTTTTACAAGTTCGCCTATTGCAGGAGTAATATCATTTAATCCTACAAATGTTGATACTAAGTAATCTGCGGAAGAATATTGATTATACCCAGTTGAATACCAGTCAGTATAGTTCCAATATTTTCTAACGTCATATGCTTGAGTTAATATACGAGACCACACACCTGTGCCTGTAGAAGTTGAGCTAGGAGTCCAAGAATATATGCTCCAGTTTCCATTGGCTTGACTATCGCTGTTTATTAACACACAATAACTTCTAACAACAAGTATAGTATTACCTTCATCGTATGCTATACCACCGTTTCTAACAATAACTTCTGTAATTTTTCCATTGGTAATAACTGTAGTAAGTTGTGCGTTCTTGCCTGTTCCTACAATTTTTACGCTTGGTGCAATACCGTAGCCGCTTCCTTCAAAATCAATATTAATTTTAGTAATTACACCGTTAACAATGACCGGGCTTAATTTCGCTTGTCTAAAAGAATTAATATTAATATAATCTAAATCTATAGTAGTATCCTGAATTTGATCATATAAACCAGTAACTGTAGTAGGCGTTGTATCGTAACTTTCAAGTTTTGTTAAATTATAACCTTCAGTAATTTGATTTTGTTGTAAAGTGATGTTTGCTCGTTCAACAAATTGTTTTAATGCTTCAATACGATTAACAAACATACTCTGACGTGGGCGGTTCTCAATTCCGTAACGAAGTTTAGGAGGTTGTTTTGTATCTGGCACCGATCGGCCAGATAAGTCCACGCCGCACAAACTATCAAACCATTTTTTCTCTAATACTACAGGTAAATCAACATTGATGTCATCGCTTATTAAACTCCACTGACTATGAACATTCTGGTCTGTTTTATCTGTTAACCAATATTCGACAGATAGTACAACATCTTTGTCCGATAGATAAGACCCTGCATTAACAAGACTAAAACTGTCTGTTCCAATTAATGCAAGATAAGTGTATGCTTCGCCGCGTGGATTAGCTATCAATTTAGATACTTGTAATGCAGATAAATGTCTGTTTGGAGTAGTAGGTACTACATTCTTATTCTTTACCCAGAAGTAATATGTGTTTACAAGTTTTTTTGTAATGTTATTATATTTTTGTGTCACCGAGTAAGCATTGTTACCGTACAAACTTGTTCCACTAATACCTAAAGCTAATCCAGCCGGTGTGTCTGCTTGCTTGTCCCAATCTGCTGGAAGTAGTTTAGTTTGAACCCATTCATAGATATCAACACTTGCACCTTGAGCAAGTGTATTCCACGAATTATTTCTATAAGCAACATCGTTTAAATAGGCATTTACAAATTTTGTAGTGCTTAGATTCCACCAAATTTTTCCAACTTGTGCAGATGTCCAGAATGTTGTTGCGTCTGAATTAACAGAAGCGTCTGCCGTTGAATAAGAATAGATAGCTGGATCATAATAAGCCTTATATTGTATTTCTGCATCAGCTTGGCCTGTTATTTTTCCTTGTCCTGGATCAATTACATCTAAATATTTTAACAATGTTCCAGAAGCCTTGTTATATAAGAACGCTTGTTTAATTTTTTTGACATCAGCTATTGCTACATTAGTACAATCAACAGTCCAAGACTGGGCGCCTTCAGGTTTAATATAAGCATATAGTAATCCAGATTGTGCATAAATTCTATCTTGTGCATATGGTGCGCTTACAATAATTTGATTATTACATACTGCAACTCCTGCGCCGTAGCCATCAGTTACAGTATTTCCTGTTGCTAAACTTTCACTGAATACCCATTTAGTTGCATACATATCATACACATCTACACGGCCACTAGATGGTTGGTTGGTTACAAAATTTGTTGAGTCTTTATCAAGTGTAGTTGTATTATTGTCAATAGTAGTTAAAGTTGATGTGTTACCATGTTCACTATAAATCACCAATGTTTTATAATCGTTCATAAAAGCAATCTTGCTTCCAAAACTAGCAAAACTTTGTGGGTACTGATTAGTTATAATATAAGGTTGAACTGTATTATAAGAGTTATTTTTTAATTTGTATACGTTAACAACACCTTGGTTATTTAAAGCATAATCCGATATTGCAATATATGTTCCGTCATCAGAAATATCCAAACCTTGGCCAAATGTATTATCAGTTCCAGTAATATTTTCTAAGAACACAAATAACCCAGTGGTGCTATTACGCTTATAAATTTTTACAATATCAGTATAAGTTGAAATAGCTAGAGTTGAATTATCTTTGCTTATCTTAACATCAATACCAATTCCCTGACTAGGCGCTGTGCCGCTAATAGTCTGCTGGCCGCTATCACCATTATAAGTCCATCCCTGTGTAAGAAATTGTATTTCACCGTCTGGAGTGGAATCTGGCGGAGCACTTAGCAGTACAGAATTGGTACTAGTTATTTGTATAACATACTGACCTGATGTGAATCCAGTTCCATGTACTGTCATTCCAAGTTTAATATAAGACACAGGAACTGAGTAATTACTAGATATTACTAGTTTATTTGGTTCTGCAGATGTAAAACTTCCAACTGGGTTATAAAATACAGATACTAAATTAGTTGTTTGATAAAATAAAGTATATACTCGGCCTGCTTCACTGTTGTAACCGCTTGCAGAAATATACAAAGCAGTGTCGCTAAATTCTAAATTAGAACCAAAGTGTTCGTAATTAGCAGAATTCAAACTAACAATAGTATCAACTACCGAATAAAAATTATTATTATCTTTCCTGTATAATGTAACTACACCTTGCTCTTGGTAGATAGATTCGGTTGCATTAATTTGTTCTGTTGCTGTTCCACTACCTTGGTATGCTATTCCCGTGCCCGGCGTTCCGCTTGAACTTGTTGCAGTTGCCGTAAATATTGTGCCAACAGTATTAGGAGTTGCGCCCGTTGCGCCAAGAAGAGCAAAATTTGTTGTTCCTGGAACAGTAACAACATATCTCTTGCCTATTACAAAATTACCGTCAGTAACTGCACCAGTGGCTGTTGCTACAAAAAAATCCCCAATCTGTGGAATTCTAATAGAAGACCAAACTATTGGAGTTCCAGTTGCATTAGTTGTTGCAGTTCCAATTAATGTAAAATCAGTAAGGAATCCAGTTTCTCCTAAAGAAGATATTTGATATGTATTTCCTTTTTCAAAATTTCCACTTTGTACATTATTCCCGTATTCAGTAATTGCAGCTGGAAGATAATTAATTGTTGTCCATGCTGTATTTCCTGATTTAGAAGAATATCCAGTTATTACTCCTAAAAGAGCTGTTACTGTTAATGTTAAATCGTTTACAATGTCTTCGCCGCCTAGTATACTACCTAGAATAATAAATTTATCGCCAGTTAGATATCCGGTTCCACCGGAAATGATTCCACCAGTTGGAATACTGTATGATTCTAAATTACCGGCATTGTGTGTTGCTACGTTAAACAACGCACCAGTTCCCGTAACAACTATACCGCTTACATTTGCTTTTGTTTTAGCTAACAGTACAGAATTTGATTTAGATGACGGAACACCTTGTAAATTTGTTATAGTTAAAATACCGTTTACAGAATTTACAGTTCCTACTTTAAAAGTTAAATCGTCACTTGGTGAAACGCCACCTAGTAATGTTCCAAGTACCTTAATAACACTTCCAACTTTGTAGCCAACACCACCATATCTTACATTTACCTGGTAATAACCGTTAGTTGGAACCGTTTCACCGTCTACTACTGTAGTAGATGTAGGAACTACAACTACGTCAAATATTGCGCCGCTACTAGTCAGGGTTACTGTTCCAGTTACACTAGTATACAACGGAGATATAGCTTTTTCAGTTTTGTAATATCGATTACCATATGTAATAATTGAGCCAGAACTATAAGTGTGCGTTGAATCATACACTCCAGAATTATGCGATGAAAGACTAGATGAAACTGCACCGGCATACTTAGAACCAACCGCGAGCCATAATCCATCAGGACTAAATTTGATAGAACTAGGCAATAGATTGCCGCTTCCCCACACATTTGGATTTGGAACTACTTGATTTTCCGACCAACTAGAAGATGTTCCAGATTTATAATAAACAGTTACCGCGCCAGTATTATCACCTACTGCTAATAAGTCACCTTGTGCAGATACATCTAATATTTTTCCAAACCCTAGAGAGGTATCAGGGTCTTCATTAAGTATAGCCGATTTAGAATAAACTTGATTATATTTCCAAGTCGCCCAGATACCGTCATTTGGTGCAGTATTATCTACCCAAATTAATTCATCGTTACTAAATTCTGAAGTTAGTATAGAACCTATACTATCCATATCAGAAGCACGTTGACTTGTTAAGACAAAAATATTAATGCTAGCTTGTTGGTCAAACGGAGGTTTCCAAGAAGGTAAATCTGCTGATACAACAAAGTTATTTAAAGTAACACTTTTAACTTTATAAAATCCGCTAAATCCTGTTACTTGACTAATACCAATATAAGACCCTTCTACAAATTTAACAATGTTGTCAGACGTTAGTGTTAGTAACTTATTTTTACTATCGTATGTTACAGATGATATTTTTAAACTAGTATCTGTAAATCTGTACACATTCCAAAATTGAGATGCTGGCAAGTCAAATGTTACCCAAATATAGGCACCGTTTTTAAAAGTAGTAATATCTTTAGTAGTGAGTTCATCTAAAGATCCTACTGTTACAAAAACATCAGAAGGATTTACATATCCTGCACTTCTTAGTAACGGCTGATAGTTGTTAACAGCCGGGAATGGGGTAGAAGAATATCCCTGTGGAGCCAAATAAATGTCATTTGCTGTTTGTTGAATAATTACTGGACTCAATTGTTCCGTAGTCTTACTGATAAGCAAAACTCCTTGAGGATTATTTTTAAACTTGTCTTCATCTAATACAAATTCAATATTTTCAAATGCTTCCGAAGCGCCGTATTGTCCTACACGTAATGCCCACTCTTCATAAAATGTTAAACTTTCTTCATTATCAGAACTAAGAACGTTAAAGAGTTTGTTAAGAACATTTTGTGTTCCTTTTTCTCTAATCATTCCTTGATAAAACTTAAATTCACTAACAGGATCTTGAATAATATTACTTAGATATTGACGCGATTGATATCCAATTAGATGCTGGGCAATTTTTTGTTGTTGGGCATCAAAGTTATCAACTTCTAAACTATAAAAATCTGTAAATTGAGTAGCAAGGTTTGTCCAGTTAGGTAAAATTTGACTTGTTGGTGCTTTAGCTAACTGTGTCCAGCTTGTAGACTCGAACGTACTAGTTCCTGGAAGGAATTTATTAGCACTATAATTATAACTTTGATAGGCAATAATGTCACCCATGTTATAATCTTTCCAGGGTTGCCAACTTTTTACAGTTGCAGCATCAAAAATAAATCCCGGGATATCAAGGCCGCCGTACCAGTCAGTAGTTATGTAACCACTAACTTTAATTCGTTCTCTTCTATATCCACTAGGAGGATTATATATAATATCATTGAAAATATCTGTGTTATTAATAATAATAACATGTTCATGCTGTATTAGATAAAAACTAGCGCAATAAATTCCAGCAGAAGTTCTTGGAGTATATGTTACAACATTGCCAGTTCTATAACTATCTAATTGATTTGGTGTTATTGGCGTGCCGTCAACTTTGAATATTTCGTAATTATTAAATTTATTACCAACATCATCAACCACAGTTAGCGAAGTTTTAAAAGATATTGAAGCAGCAGCAGGGCTTAAACTAATAACGCCTGCGCCTGCAATACTTAATCCTTCTAGTTTATTAAAATCGTCTGGGTTAAATTCAGAACTTGAAGGCACATTTGTTAATGCACTATAATACTCGCCTTCATATCTAACAATTGTACCGTAGGCTATTGGTTTATTTGGAATCCAGTCGTTCCACTTGTCTTGTCCAGCACTCCAATTTTGTGTAGTCCAGAACATAAATTCTTTAGCACTAGTTGACCAATTTGAAACTACTCCCAGATTACTATTGTAAGTGTCAAATGTAAATCCTTGATCTATTAAATATTGCTCGTAGCCTAATAAAAAATCAACCACATCTTGTACAGTAGTTAATTCCGTGCCGTATGGCATAGTTAACAATTCAGTCTTATCCCAAGTTGTTCTGAACGCTGCACTTACACCGCCTGTAACAGGCAACGATGACAATGTTTGAAAAAATCTTGAGTTAAACGTATCATCAGCAGTGTGTTGTACAATCGTACTGTAGTATCTTCCGTCATAAACTACAACATTACCAACAAGATACTCTTCACCAGATGTCCACTGAGCGTAACTATGGCTAATACCACCAACATTAATAGTTGTTCCAGAATTTAAATAATTGTAATATTTAAAATATGGCTGAGTTCTGCTATAACCTTGAATTTGATATCCTGTTTGCAATTTAGTAATTCTAACACCACTGTAGGTTAATCTAGTAGCAGGACTAGATGTATTTAAAAACACATCATAGTCTTCTTGAGGAACAAATATACTACCGCTAGTCAGCGGGGTTTTAGACTCTAACAATAAATTAAACTGGTCTTTATTAGTAAATGATCCAACTCTATAGCTAAGTTGAACTGCCATAGTAGCTAAGTCATTGGCGTAATCGTTGTATGATTCAATATTATTACTGAAAATATAATTTAAAATAAGGTCTACAACATAATTAATAATACCAGCTGTTTGTACACGAGTTTTGCTATTATTTAAATTTGGTAGTTTGATATCGGCCGGGCGCAATCTTAAACCAGTATCTTTATATACAAGCTGGCCTGCACGATTCCTAACAACCCTAGATCTGTCTATCAGTGTACCAAATGTTTTAGCAGGAGTTAACAACATTGAAGCAGTTATTACACTAAACGGATAATGACTGCTTCGTCGCCAAGCTGCTTCAACTGGTGCAATATCTCCAAACACATAATCACCAGTTGAGCTTGGAGTAATCATACCCTTGGCTAGTCCTGTTGAGTTTGGATCTTTTAAATTGCCATCACTGTCGACAGGGATAGATTTCATTAAAAATGGTTTTGCAAACTTAGATGAATAAAATACTGGTTTGCCTGGTTCTCTTATAGCACCCAAACTAATATCTTGCCACATTGGCAAATTGTCGCTAGTGTATGGCGCAGGGCCGTATAAAGATATCCACCATTGTGGTCTTACACTAAATCCTAGCATTTCCCAAGGACATAAATTCGGTCTATCTGTATCTAATATCCAACGATAAATTCCTCTCCAGTAGCCTGGAACATTTTTCGTTCCATCAGGAGTAACACTATTTGAATAATTATAAGTAAACGGATTACTAACATTATAATTAATCGGTTTACTAAAATCGCTACCTATTAATCCAGTCCATTTATAAAAACTTGGGGCTAATACGTTATTGTATTCAGATAAACTATAAGCAGTTTTGCGATTGTAACTAGGAACAATTTCAGTAATATCAAAAATGTCAGGATTGTATTTTACTTTTATGTTATTAAAAATTCTACTTTCTAGTTCTAAAATAAGAGAATCTCTATAATCATTATATGCTAAAATAGTACTTCCATCGTGTCCTTGGATAACTTTCTTAGGAGTAATTAAAGTTGAATCTACATAAATTTGTGGAACATACGCAGGCCACATACCTAATTTAGTAGGAGTACTTGGAACAAAACTACCATCAGTGTTATCGTACTCGTATGTAGTTAATATGTCGCCGTTGGTAAGAACCACGCTGGCATCAATATAAAAATCTTGCAAATTAAATGTATAATCTTGACCGTGTATTAGTTGTTTGGTAACAGATGTTCCAGTTACTGAACTTGTTTGATAAATGCAAACTGCTTTATTAGATAATACGTCTAAGTTAAATGCTGTTGATAATGGATATTGTTTAATTCTATAATCAACTACATCTATTTCCTCAACTATAGATGCTCCATACGGCACCATGTCGCTAAAATAATACGGAGCAGTAGTAGGATAATTTTCATTTATTTTTTGTAAAATTAAATCAACCATAACTACTGGAGGAGCATCGACTCCTAATGATCCAGCAATTGCTATAAACTTACGTTTAAAATTACTATAGTCATCTCTGGCAGTTTCAATTGCCTTAATTACGTTGGTGGATTGGCTAGTTATGTGATACAAGCTAAGACTTAATGGTCCGCTATGTTGTACAAATTTAGTGCCGTATTGAGTTATATTTCCCAAGTCTCTTAAATTACTAGTTCCTGGAAATACTCCAATAAACGTAACTCCGTTAATATCACTAACAGTTCTGTCGTACGACAAATTATCAATGCCGTTTGCATCATCTCCATCTTTTGGATTATAAACATTATCTATAATGCTGTTAACATGATCAACTACTTCACCTAGTGTAAATGTTTTAACAACATCATTTAATGGATTATTTTGTAAATTAATAGGAATTTCATAATATCCTGTTGAATTTATTGGCTCTGTAGAATATACTTTAAGTGTCACAATGTCTGTTAATTCAACAGGTTGTTTTAAAACAACTTGATAATAAGACGGGGTAGTCACTAACGACCAATGATCAATTGCAACTCGTTGTGTATTAATGTACACTCTTACATCGTCTTGATCTAATAGCATTTCTTCTGGAGATGCATCAAAAATATCTATATCAAAATTGTTAGTTAAATTAGAATTGTTATAAATTCTTAAAGCAGCTTGTATATAATCAGCCTTGCATACTTGCCAACCATTTTGATATAATTCATGTCCTGCATAATCCTGACTTAGCAAATATCCTCGTTCTATCTGCACCGTGATAAGATTTGTTGATTGCTTGTACTGAAAAGTGTCTGTAGAAAAATTAAAATCAAAAACAATATCGCCAATATTACTAACATTTTGATACGTTAAAGGAAATCCTAATACAGTATCAGGCAACCCTGATCCTACTTTGTAAGAAAAAACTGTTGTTCCTAAAAATGTTGAACCGCTATACACACTAGTATTGCCGTAACTAATGCCTTCGTCGTCTACTACGTCAAACAACGGACGTTGATTTGTATTTGTTTTTTGTTGACTACTAATCCATGTTGTTCCGTCAAACCAATATGTTAAACTTTGATTAACAATCCCAGATTTTATAATTGCACACTCATTAACCGCTGGTTGAGAAAGTTCAACCAGGTGAATTTGCTTGCTACCGGTGTTTAAATTTTTTACATCAATAAATTCAACTTGATAAATTTTGTTTACTACCACTGGATCAGTATCTGCTGTGACTAAAATTGTATGGCCGTGTACCAATGCTACACCGTCAATACTATATCCAATGGATCCTTCTATCTTTGAAAAAATATCATCAGTATAATTGTCAATTAAATCAATGTCAGCAATTGCACGAGTTCCAAAATTAAATAATTTTAGATCGGCTGTAAATTCAATAATAGGTCTGTTAGCTCTCGAAAGCTGATCTAATGATGGAATACTGTTGTTGTATGTAGCACTAATGTTTATTACATCTTTATGGAACCAACGGTTATATCTGCTCCAAGGATTATGATCTCTACTAGATCTATTAATTGTAATATAATCTTTTTCGCTAGCAAATCCAGTAGCATTACTAAAAGGCATTGATCCAAACGGATCACTTGCAAATTCAACTGTTTGATCTACTGTGTAAGGTGTTATGATTTCTAAAACAGATGTTGAAACCAATTTAATAGCCGAACCAACGCCTTCTACATAATACTCACCAGTTGCATATTTTACTGGGTTAACATTTCCGCCAAACGAAACTTTCATCCCGTTACTAATACGTGTGCCGTCAGTTAATTGGTAAGTTGCTTTGCCAAGAAAATCTTTTTCAACATCAATAAAGGTATCTTCTTTGATTGAAAAAATTTCAATGCTTCCGCCTAGGTCAATATCAGATTCGCTTTGGTAGTATAACACACTTGGCGCATCTAGCGGAACTGTAAATATAATTGATCCACCAGTGACACCGTAATTGTCAATGTTACCAGTGATGTATCGATAAACAGTTCCAGTAGAACGTTTTGTCATAAAACTAAAAGGATTACCTGGGCTTGTAATATTAAAAGTGTAAGTATGTCCTTTGTAAAGTTTTAAAGGAGGATTTGGACTAAACCCGTCGGGAGTAAACACATACTGATTGTTTGATCCAACATCCTGCATTGTTACAGTATAAGAACTTGTAATTGCTAAAGGCTGACCGTATATTTTAATAGTATCAGGGCCATAAGGAACCCAATAATAATTTTGAAAATTAGTAAACTTGTCCCAATCAATATGGGGATCCCAACTATAAAATTCTTGTTTGTTTAATCTTGCATGATTAGAGTTGTTGCCGCCAAATACTCCAATTTGATTAATATAATCAATATAATCTTTAAAGAAAGTAATGTTTTTTAAACTATCTTTAATTACTATGCCTGGCTCTAGTTGATACTGCTGTCTTGTCGAGTCAACCGCAGTGACATATATGTCTTTACCTGTTGCAGCTTTGGCGTTTTCTCTTCCAATAAACCCATTGACTTTAGTTAAAGTACCAGGCTGATATAATTGATCAAGTGTTGCTTGTAAAAACTTCTTGTTAGGAATTGTTTGATAAAAAGTAGGCAGTAAATTTGCTGTAAGTCCTGATTTTCCTAGCGGATTTGTTTTGTTAGCCATTAATTTGCTCCAGATGCTGCGCTAATTATATTTTGTGATGTTATTACAGAATTCAATGCTGTTCCTGTTACTGTTCTTAAGTTAGTAGAAGTTAAACCTGTTACTATAATAATGTTGTCAGTGGTTGCACAACTAACAAATAATTTATCACTTGGGCATTTTATTTCAAATAATCCGCCAAAGAAAGAATCTGATTTAGACGGAACAATAACAAAGCTAATCACATCGGGAGATACCTGAGTCAATACATACGTTGAAAGTTCAGAGAAATAAAACGTATCTCCAAAATCCCAATTGTCAAGTGCAAAAAATCTATTAATTGCCGATAATATTCTTGATGACACATCTGCACTAGATACTGTACTAGCAGGATTAATTACAACATTAAAATTAGCTTGTAAATCTGATGTAGCGGCTGCGCCAAATAATAAAGTGTAACTTACAGGATGATAAATTACTTCATCACTTATAGATTTAATTAAATTTAAATTAGGACTTAACATTACATTCAATTCGTCAGAGCTAGGAGGTAACGGCTCGCTACCGTCTGTTGGAGCACCGGATGCAATCCATAATCTAAATGAAGTATTATAATCATTAGTTAATACATACAAGTCCATTAAGTTGCTTGGGCCTGGGTCAATCCTACTGTCGTAATCAGCACTATGTATGTATTGAAATTTTAAATTGTCTCTACCTAAATATACAATATAGTCAAGCGTAGGAATAAATTTACCAGTTGCTGCATTGTATTTTGTAACCAGTCCAGACGAGAAATAATACTTTCCATTAACAGGATTTGTTAACGTGAAGAATACTGGGCCGGTCAATGGATTATTAGAAACATAACGATAATCTTCTTGGCCTTGACTAATGGAGTATAATTCTTGAACAATGTACTTTTCATAAGGATCGCTAGAACCAACATGCACAATGTCTGTGAATAGTTGTGGATTATCAACTACTCCAGTATTAGTACTATCAGCAAAACTCAATACTATTTTAGTCGGGTCCACATATCCATCTTCGCCAACAAACTCGCCAACAACCTGCCATGGCATGTCTTTAGTATAAGAAGCATTACCACCGGCTGATAACGGATCTGTATTAATACCTAAAATTTTCACGGTGTCTGTTACAGTCGACGTTAGCACGGTATCGTAAATTTTAACATTGGTATCAAAATAGAAAGTAAGTTCTTGGTCACTTTCAAATACATAACGTAATTGACGTGAAGTTATTGTGTAATACTCGTTGTCTGTAGTAAACAGTAAGAACCAACTTGAATCTAATTTCAACGGGCTACTACTTCCTTGATTACTTAAACTAAATGCGCCTGTTTGATTTAGGTTGTTTTCAAAAATTATTTGCCAACTTTGTATTGTAACATCGTAACGCAGGCCAAACGGAACATTTGAAAAAATCAAATCAATCATTGTGGTAATAATTGACGAACTAAGAGTAGTGGCAAACTTAGGTATAATCTGTGTTATTTTAGAACCGGTTGGTATTACATCATCTAGCACAATTGGTCCAAACCCAGTTGATAATACACCAGTATCGCTTGCTGTACCGTCATCTTTCACTGATGTAACTTGCGCCCATATATAGGTTGTGCCGCCTTTAGGCAATTGACCAGCAGGGAGTGCTTTTAATATATTTTGATTTAATGTGTCAAAGTAGTACCCAGTAGGTGGCAAAAATTTAACCAATGCATTTGTAGTAAAATATTTTAAATCGGTATACGTATAACTTCCAACTGCATATTTTTTGTTACTGTTAGTATCATACACGTAGCCACTAACTGTATTGCTATCTGTTGTTACACTGTGCCATGCAACATTTAAACTAGTTGTAAGATAATCAACAAACTGTGTATAGTAAAAATCTCTTAAACCCGGTGTTCTAAGAATGTTATAAACTGAATTGTAAATTACATTTTGAATATCAGTTTGATTAGCATACGTAAAATTTGTAGTTGTAGTAAACAAGTCTTGGTATAACACACCATCATCGGCAAACAAATTTGTACTTGAATACTTTCCAGTTGGGTCTGTTAAATCAAAATAACGACTTATACCGCTACTAGCTCTATTCAATGCTTTAATTTTTGCAACGGCAGTTGAAGCAGATAACGGACTAATATTATAATCCTCACCTGTAATCATTCTGTTTTGTGTATAATATGCTTGAGGCGCATTTGTTTTAATACTAGCATTTGATTCTGTTGCGGTAGCATTGGCTACAGACGTTGCTAAACTCAAACTAAGAGTTAATACTTCTGATTGATTTGACGAGCTTGTATATGGAATATTAATTATAACATTAACAATATCTGTAGGATTAATTGTGTATGTTATGCCATTGCTAACTCTATAATAAACTCTAAAATTACCTTGAGGTAATTTTCCAAACACACCATCACTAAAACTTAAACTAACCGCATCGTTAGCTCTAGAAATAATACTATAAATTGTTTTAATACTGCTGCTTAAACTATTATAGATAATATTGTTACCAGTCAGGGCAGGAACTTGTGTCCATAGAGTGTCTTCTAAACCTGTGCTTTGATTTAAAGAATACAACCACACATCGGTATCGTTAATATTTTGTGATTCAATATCAAGTACTTGATTACTTGTAGGCTGGCTTACATTAAATGTTCCCTGATTCAATGTTCCTTGAACAAAATTAAAGAAAAAACCTGTAGACGGACTACCTGCACCGCGGCCGTCATCTTTATAAACACAAGCAATACTATTTCCTACTTTAGGAGCTTCTTCATAAATTCTTTCTTGGCCGGCAAATGTAGTACTGGTAATTTCAAAGACTGTGTTTCGACCAGAAATAGATTTGCTAAAAGTATAAATTGGAATATCTGTATTTGTGCTGTTGAATCTATACTGTGCCGTTGGGATACCGTAGATACTTGCTTGATCTACTGGGTTTCCAAATTGATGCTGTTGCGGTAAACCAGAGTTGATAATTTTAATAAACTGATCATACCAGTTTGGATTACTTGGATCATTCCAAGTAACATATTGTCCTGCTAAATTTCTGCCATTGCTGTCTATTACATTTTCTGTAGTCTGCACTGTATTAACTTTTAATAATCCGCTAGCTGGAACACTTCTGCTAGGATTATAACTAATCAAACGTGCTAAACGTAATATACTGTCACGTCGCTCTGCTAGTTCTAAGAAGTTTTCACGAGCATTTAAGTCAACACGGAAAGCTATGCTTTGGCCCACATAAGCAATAAGATCAATTAGGGCAAGGTATTCGCTAGACTCAATGTAATCGTTAAAATCTTCTGGGAAATTTGTACGGATATAGTCAATCATCGTACGGCGTAGATTGTCAAAATCGTAACTTTGGAAATCGGCGTTCTTAAATGATTGATAAATTTTCTGCCAATCTTCACTGACCAGCAAGTTATTTTGTCTATCCGTTGAGCTCATAATATGTCCTAATAAGTGTATTTATTGAATAAAATTATGTACGTAGTTTATTGTGCGTTCAGTCCGTTAGCTTGGTCAAACTGAAGTTTCATGCGGTCTTGGATGTTATACAGCAGGTATGTTAGTGTGCATTGTATTTGCAAACCAGTATCATAAGGTGTTATAACAATGTTGCCTGCTCTGACACGAGGTTCATTATTAAAAATGTTATTGACATCTTCTAGTATCAAATGTTTAACTTGATCTGTTAAGGGTTCAAACAGCAAGTCCCAAATTATAGTTCCATAAGTTGGATTCATTAAACGCTCGCCCTGACGAATGTGAAAATTGTTCATTAAATCTTGCTTGATTAGTTCAAAATCATACAATGCAAAATTTTGCGTTGTGCCACTTATTGTGCTAAATCCTCTATACCTCTGAACTGTTCGTTGAGTTGGGGCGGGTCTCTTTGATACCGGTGTTGTTGTATATAAACTGGCCATAATTAACTATTTCCTTTTAAGAACGTGTCCATTGGAACGCCGTATGTTTTCCACGCGGGTGGAACTTCAATTGCTGTTGCTGCTTCTCTGTCTGTTGACTCTGGTTTAAACAGTGTACCATCTAAGTTTTCGTGATGCGGGTACGGTTCTGTGGTTGGCACACGTGCCATTATACTTTCTACTACCTCCCCGTCTTGATCTGTTGGATTAAGAATAGTTGGTAACGGTTCAGGAAGAGTTGACAATGTAGCAAATCCAGCTGGGCCAGCAATGCCTGAGTTAAAATTAACATTGCCGCCATCTATTGCCGTATTGGCTGCTTCAATAGTAAAATCTCCAGTACTTGAAACAACACTTGCTCCGGTTACGTTAAGATTAAGATCTCCGCCAGTTGATATATTAACAGCGTCGCCCGCGGTAACATCCCATGTGGATTCAAAAGATTGTTTAAGTTCGCCAGTAATAGTGTCGTCTCTAGTACCATCTGTTTTAGTGAAAAAATTGCCGTTTACAATTCTAATAAAATCACCAACTGCTTCAATTTGAATTCTTCCGGCAACAGTTGTGTCACCTTCACCGGCAGCATCAGTAGCTTTCATATTAATGTTGCGGCCTGCTTCCATGTTGATATCACGATCAGCATAAAAATTTAAGTCGTTTTGTGTTCGAATACTAATACTATCTTTTGCATAGATATCAATCTTGCCATCACTAGTCAGTTCAATCCAACTAGTACCTCGAGCATTAGTAATGTAAATTAAATCCTCTGTATTGTGCATCAATATTTGATGCCCAGTTCTTGTACGGAATCTAATTAATTCGTTAGCAGGTAATGTAACATCGCCATCATCTTCACCTGCATCAATACTTGCATAATCTGGAGGACCGTCAGTTGATGGTGTTCTACGTAACCAGTTAGCATCGCCGTCATCCATGACAAATGTACTACCGCCTAAACGACTTACATAAGCATTTAATACTTTCCACTCGGCTTTACCAATGTCAGCTGTTTTTCCTTTTTTATCCAACGGCCCTGGAGTACTAATTCCAAATACACTACTAGGAGCTTCTCTGCGGGCACTACTACTGGTAATTCCCCTAACATCGTCTAACAATAATCCCTGATAGTCTAACACATCAGTGAAAGGATGTTTTGGTTTGTAAACAGTTTCTGGGTCAGCTAAACTATTGTTATCAGGAATTGCTTTATTGTATTCTGCTGCCGGCACTCTTCCTAGATTATCAGAGTTATCCGGGTTAACATCTTCTACAATGCTTTGTGTTGAAGCATAACCTGGCATCATAAAATTCATATTTTCATCAGGAACGCAACCAATCCAGTATCCTCTTTTAGGATCGCCGTCAATAAAAATAATAACAACAGTAACACCAACATCTGGTGGAATCATCCACATACCATATGATTTCTGTGTGTCGTTATAATCGTTGTTTGGGCCGTTAGCACTAACTGGTGTAACTCCGTAAAAAGGGCTCATGTAACGTACTTGGTGTAACTGGCTTTCTGAACTTGAGCCGCCTACAGGCCTTAAAATCTCAACTTCAAGTATACCCATGTATGTGGGATCAAGGTTACTCACTACTTTTGCAAGGAACGGGCCCGGTTTTTGTTCTTTAGGCGAGGAACTATACTCTTCGTTTTGTTCCATTAGTCGTCCTTAACTTTATCTGGTTTAGAATTTGTAGTATTAACAGTATTCTTAGCATCGCCTTTTCCTGCAAGTTCTTGTCCGTTTCTTCTAACACCCTTCAGTGTTTGGGTGAATTGGCCATTATCAAAATAACTAGTAGCATGTGTTACTCTGTACAATCCACTCCAAGTTAATACAGGAGCAGATTTTGTGCTTTTTCCAAAATCGTATAATCCGGTTGATTGATTTAAATCGACTGGTGTTCTAAAATTTACTTTAATATCAACTTCGCTTGCTTGATAACTCACACTACCGTCTGTGTTTAAATTAGAGTATTGTGTTGGAGCACTTGTATAGTTACCCATGCCACTTTGTGCAATATAGTACGGGTCTCCTATAATTTTTAAATCTAAATTTAACATGCCAGAGGCGCTAGTAATTGCATCATGAAATAATTTTGCAGATCGAGAGTCTTGAGTTTCAAGGCCGCCGCCTCCAGTGTTATCTCCTGCGGTTTTAGTAGCAGTGTATCTCACAGACGAAGGTATCATACCCAAAGTTTTTTGAGGGATTGCGCCTGCTACCAACGGTAGCTCTATATTATCAACTTTATCGTCTGCTCCAGAAGCAGCTTCTTGACGTTTTGCATCAACTGTTCTTTTGTTACTAGTAGCAGCAAATTTAGCAGCAAAACCTACTTTAAATTCTATACGAAAATTTAAAATATCAACATTTTTACCAGTATAATAATAATCATAAACTTTAACAACTTGTTTTTCAAGTTCCTCAAAGCCAGGAGCTTTTGTGTTATTTGCTGTGACAGCACTGGTGTGAACGCCGTAAGGCACTATACGATATACAATAATTCGAGGATCTGTACCTTGTTGTTTAACTGTAGTAGGATCTGTTAGCTGATATACCTGGGTATCAACTCTCCACCACTTTCTCATACCAGTTGAGTCAACGTTTTCAGTTTCTAGTTGTTTTTTAGAATATTCGCTTGCTAATAATACCGCGTCAATTGCCGTTGTAACGTCAGTGTCTTGACTAAATCTCATATCGCTTATTTGTTTGTCAACGGTATTATTAGCTCGAAGCACATTTCCGTTTTTAATAACTTCGTTGTCTTTTCCAACCGGTGTATCGCCTTTTCTAATATCACTAAATCCCATTCTAGCTTTACCTATTTCGTTTACAGTGCCGTCTTCTTGAACAAGAGTACCGTTAGCTGGAATTGTACTCTTTGTTAATCTTAACTGTTTAACTACTGCACTTTCACTGGAAGCATTTACTAATGTTGTGGCACCGGCGCCACTTTCTCCTCCTGGTGCGGCTGTGCCTTCTGAAGAAATATCTAAAGGAAATGTTATTACTATTTGATCAGGAGTGCTGATCGTTCCTTCTTCTTTCAATTGTTTTAGTCGTTTGTTTAACATAACTTGGAGACTTTTTTCTCCAGTTTGTAAAACTTCTTGTACAGTAACTCCTTTAATACTACCATCTGTTTTAAGTTCAGATACATGGCCGCTTAACGCCTCGCTATTCACTGGAAATCCTGAACATTGGTAGACAGATCCTTGATCAGTAACAGTCATTGAAACATCTTTTAATCTAAAAGGAATTTTTCGAGCAGTAGTAGGAATATTATCCATTTTTCCTGTTTCAGTATTTCCTCTAAAATCAATTGTTAACAAAAACGGTGCTTGCGTATAGTTATCGTGACCTGCCATCCATGCGGCTTCTTGCAAACTCATCATGAACATACCCATGCTATAAGGTTCAGTAATCTGAAAACTCATCTTATGCATATTAGTATTATGGCCTTTTTCCATACCAATTGTACTTTCAATTTCTAACTTATCAATAAAAAAATCAAACTGTCCAAACGGTGTATTAATTCTATTTGAAGGATCTGCATTTGCAGTCTTAGCAATCAACGGAAGTCGTTGACCTTTCATATAACCTGTATCTGGCTTGTTTAATTGTGCTTTAGTTAAAACTGATAATCCTAAAACATAATCATAGGTTGCATAATTAAAGAGAGGATTTTTTAAAGGAAGTGTTACACCCGATAACGGTTTGATTGAAAGACCTAAAGAACTAAAGGCACCACCAAATGCTCCTGTAATTGCCGACAGTGCCGATGCTGGGCCTGCATTTAAAAAACCTGATACAGAACTTACTGCATTTCCTATTGAACTTGTTGCAGAATTTATTGCACCTGAAATATTCCCAAATAATGACATATTATAAACCTAACGCAATTGTTAAACTACTGCTTTTGCAAAGATATATTTGTGTACCTGGAACAAAATCTAAAATAGGATCTTGTAGTACATCTAAATTTCGTTGTATGAACACCCACCACAACTGAGAATTTCCGTACAAGTCGTGTGCTAATAAATCAGGACGATAAGCATATTGCGGTTCTATTGTGTATAAAAAATCGTCAACTTCTTCGCTAACTGGACGTATAGTTAGTACATCTAGATATGAATTTTTTGTTAATGTGTTGTACCAAGGGCTAGTGTTACTATAAATTGCAGGCATGATTAAATGTATCCAAAAGAATTATTAAGGTAACCGCCTTGAACAAATCTATCAAGGCTAAAGTTTCTAGCACTATTTCTGCTGTATACAGGTTGTAATGTTACACTAAACGAACTTTTAGTAGGAACGTGCGTTACGCCACCGCTTGTTGTACCACCAAGACCTAATGACCCTGCTAATCCTGCAATTTGTCCAATGCCTCCAGCAATTGTACTTATTCCACTGGTAATACTGCCTAGGCCAGACACGGATCCGCCTAATGCACTACCAATAGAATCTGCTAAACCTCCAATGCCACCTGTGGCGCCTTCAATTGCTCCAGCCATGCTACCAACAACATTGCATCCAATGTAATCGCAGTTAGCATCTAACTGAGTACTAAAAGCAGTCACTACTACTGGCACATTTTTAAAAATATAATTTCCATAACCGTTTAAAAATATAACCGGCGGTGGGTTACCTGCCTTAGGATCAGTTCCTGCAAACATTTTGGTAAGACTTCTTAAATAATGAACTGATGCAATCCAGTATAAGGCTTGTGTACTATCTTCAACGTTCATAGGTGCTGAAATTGTAATGCTGCCAGGGTCGCTATTTTTAAATGCTTGAAAAGTATAATTTGTATGAGTTGTTGGTACAGCACTATAACTAGCAGAGCTAGAAATATTAATTGTTGGAGTGTATGGAAAAATGAGTCCGCCTGCATCTTTTAATGGTTTTAAAACTGGGCTACCTTTAAAGCTGGTCCAATTAGCAAGGCTTAGACGAACACGCCAATCAGCAGGGTCTGCTGAGTCGCCACCAAACGCGGCAACTGCACCCATTAGGTCTCCAGCACCCTCGGCAAGTCCGCTAAGAGCTCCGCTTAAACGTCCAGAAGATGCAAATTCGGCAAACGACCCAGCGGACGATAGCCCTGATGCAAAGTTAGATATTGCGTTAGCGCCGCCTGTAACAGAGCTTACTAGTTGAGATGCATCCGATAGTGAACCGATATTAAATGCCATAATGTTTTCCTTTTGGTATAATATTTAGTTGACTTTTTAATGTGCGTAGTTTATAATTATGTATAAGAGGATTCTTTTGAATGATACCAACGACACCTAAAGT